TCGGATGTCTTGGATGATTTTGATACTCCTACAGAAGAAGAGATAGCCGCATCACAAGTTGATGATATATTCTCTACCGATCCTATGAGTTCTGGGTATCAAACCACGGCTCAGATGGAGGCTGCTCTCAATTCGCAGTTTGGTGGTCTTCCTAGTGCACCGAGCGTATCATCTAATATTGACCCCAACTATTCCCCGTCAACTGTTGATCAGTTAAGTAATATGTATGGTATTGATTATGGTCTTCTTGATGCGGCTGTAGACGATGATTTTGCTGCTATGGGCAATCGTCCAGGCCCCGGAGTCGAGGGTCCTGGCACAGGATACACGGATCAGGGTCTTCCGGTAGGTTTAGAGTTTGCGACCAACCCGCAGACTGGTGCTCCGATTACAACGAACCTAGCTGGTTTGACGGAACAGCAGCAGGCGAATCAGCCGTTTTCGATGGATGTTGCTCAGTTTATAGGATCTAGTCCTTATGGTTATGAGATTGATCCAGCTACGGGGAATCCTATTGGTCAGGTTGGAACTGCGCCTTTTGGTATATTAGGCGCCCTAACTACGGGTCTTCAGCAGATTTTTAATGGTCCACCGGAATCTGTAGAGGATCTTATAGAGCAAGGCGCGTATACCGGAATGACGGGTCAGGACAATGACGGAATCGGTGCCGGCGGCGGTGAAGGTGGTAACGTGATGCAGCAAGCGACACAGGTTGATCCATGTCCAGCGGGGTATGAGATGGATCCTGCGACCAATCAGTGTGTGCCTATAGATGTTGTGGCTCCGTTCCAGTTAGGCAAGAGACAGTACGCCCCGACTGAGATGCCCTCGCTTCTTGGCACTCCAGTTGGTCCTTTTCAGTCGCAACTTCGTCCTACTACTCCAGACATGAGCTTCATGCGTCCTGCGGTTAATCCGTTTGGTTTTGCAAGAGGCGGGATTGTTGAACTGCCGAAGAGATGAATCTAGAGACTGTACCAGAGGAAGTAGCTAGGGAGATTCTGGCCTTACAGCAGCATCAGGTTAAGCTGCATGTACGCGAAAAGGCCAAGGATCAGTTTATGCCCTTTGTTCATCATGTGTATGATGGGTTTATTGAGGGTACGCATCATCGGATTATTGCGGAGAAGCTGGAGCGTGTAGCGAGGGGCGAGTTAAAGCGTCTTATTGTTAACATGCCACCGCGTCATAGTAAGTCTGAGTTTGCGTCATATTTGATGCCGGCGTGGTTCTTGGGTCGCAATCCTAAGTTAAAGATTATTCAGGCAACGCATAACACGGAGCTAGCGGTCAGGTTTGGTCGTAAGGTTCGTGATTTGATTGACACGCCTGATTATCGGATCGTGTTTCCTGACACTGGATTGAAGGCGGATGACAAAGCCGCAGGCCGCTGGGGGACTTCAGCAGGCGGGGAATATTTCGCGGCAGGGGTGGGCGCGGCGATGACTGGCCGTGGTGCGGACTTATTGATTATTGACGATCCGCATTCGGAGCAGGACGCTTTGTCTAGCACGGCGTTTGACAATGCATTTGAGTGGTATACGTCTGGTCCTCGTCAGCGTTTGCAGCCTGGTGGTTCTATCATCATCGTTATGACGCGGTGGGGTATGAAGGATTTGACTGGCCGTGTTTTAAAGACGCAGGGTTCTGACGTTATGGCGGACGAGTGGGAGGTTGTGGAGTTTCCTGCGATACTGCCGTCTGACAAGCCGTTATGGCCTGAGTTTTGGGGCAAGGACGATCTACTCAAGGTCAAGGCATCCTTGCCTGTTGGCAAGTGGAATGCTCAGTGGCAGCAGAATCCGACTGCGGCGGAAGGTGCGATTGTCAAGAAGGAGTGGTGGAACATATGGGAGGGTGAGGAGATTCCCCCTGTAAATTACATCATTCAGTCATATGACACGGCGTTTAGTAAGAAGGAAACGGCGGATTACTCGGCTATAACGACATGGGGCGTATTTGCGAATGAGGAGACTGGCGCGGACAACATCATATTAATGGATGCGCGGCGGGGTCGTTGGAACTTCCCTGAACTGAAGGGTGTTGCTTCGGAGGAGTATGAGTATTGGGAACCGGACATGGTTATCATTGAGGCGAAGGCATCTGGTATGCCGTTGACGGATGAATTGCGTGCGGCTGGCATTCCAGTTATGAACTATACACCGAGCAAGGGTCGTGATAAAGTGACTCGTATGCATACTGTAGCGCCTTTATTTGAGGCTGGTATGGTATGGGCGCCGGACAAGAAGTTTTCGGACGAGGTTATTGAGGAGTGTTTAGCCTTTCCAAACGGTGATCATGATGACTTTGTCGATAGCATGACGATGGCATTGATGCGGTTTAGGCAAGGGGGCTTCATCGAACTTGAGGGTGAAAACGAAGCTACGGACTGGTATCCAAAGAAGCGGGAATATTACTAATGTCTAACAAAAAGCCACAGGTTAAGAAGTTTGATCTTACCACTGCCTCTATTGAGGAGTTGGAGAGGAAGATCAAGGAACTTCGTGAAGAGCAGACTGTTGTCAAAAAAGCTGGTGGCGGCGTGATAAACGCAAAAGACAAGCTGAAAGAGATTAGCGGTGAACTGAAGAAAGCGTCAAACATGCACGCGAAACAGTCCGAGAAGATTAAGTCTGTTGCTAATTCTTTTTCTAATGGTGGTGTCATAAGGGTTAAACGGCGCGGCACTTTTAAAGGAGTTTTCTAATGGCTATACCTCCACGCCCCATGGGCAGTTTGATTGATTCTGGTATCGAGGCACCAGAGGGCATGGAAGTGCAGATTCCGCAGGTGCAGGATTTCACTGGCGGCGCCGAGGTTATGGACGATGGAATGGGTGGAGCGATTGTTCAGGCACTTATGGGTGGTGATGAACAAAGCGTAATGGTTGAGGCCGAGGTTTATGACCACAACGCCAACCTAGCCGAGGTTATGGATGACGGTCAGCTTGGGGATATTGCAAGTGAACTAAGAGAACAGTACGAGGATGATAAAGAGTCTCGTAGCGAGTGGGAAGAAACGTATACCAAGGGTCTTGATCTATTAGGCATTCAGAATCAAGAGCGCAGTCAGCCGTTCCAAGGGGCATCTAGTGTAACGCACCCGCTTATATCTGAGTCTGTAACGCAGTTCCAAGCGCAGGCTTACAAGGAATTATTGCCAGCCGGTGGTCCTGTGCAGACACAGATTGTGGGTTTAAAGGATTCTGAGCGCGAGTCACAAGCTCAACGTGTCAAGGAGTTTATGAACTATCAGATCACGGAAGTGATGGAGGAGTTTGATCCGGACACTGATCAGATGCTTTTCTATCTGCCGTTGTGCGGTTCTACTTTTAAGAAGGTTTACTTTGATGATCTAAAGGGTAGGGCTGTATCGAAGTTCATTCCTGCCGAAGACTTGGTTGTTTCTTATTCTGCTAGTGATCTAGCCACTGCAAACCGTGTAACGCATGTTTTGCAGATGACTGAAAACGCTGTTCGCAAGATGCAGATCATGGGTATTTATCGTGATGTGGAACTTACAGCAGGTTCGGAGGAAGAGGATCCAAGTCGTGTAGACTCCAAGATTGATGAGATTGAGGGTGTAGAACGCGGGTATTCTAACGATCTTCTTACGATCCTTGAGATGCATGTAGAGATGGATATTGAGGGTTTTGAAGATGTAGATGCTGATGGGGAGCCAACAGGCGTCAAGTTACCATATATTGTAACGATGGACTATGGTTCTAGTGAGGTTTTATCTATCCGCCGGAACTATGCGCAGGACGATGTTTTAAAGCGTAAGTTGCAGTATTTTGTTCATTACAAGTTTTTACCGGGCCTAGGCTTCTATGGCTTTGGTCTGATTCATATGATTGGTGGATTGGGTCGTGCGGCAACCAGCATTCTTCGTCAGTTGATTGATGCGGGTACGCTGGCGAACTTGCCGTCTGGTTTCAAGGCACGAGGCATTCGTATCCGTAATGATGATGAGCCTCTATCACCGGGTGAGTTCAGGGACATTGACGCGCCTGGTGGGGACATCAGAAACTCCATCATTCCATTACCGTTTAAGGAGCCATCTGCTACTTTAGCGCAGTTACTGGGTTCATTGATTGATGGCGGACGCCGGTTTGTATCTATTGCTGACCAGCAGGTTAGCAACATGAGCCAAGAAATGCCTGTAGGCACAACTGTTGCTATGCTTGAGCGCGGCATGAAGGTTATGTCTGCGATTCACAAACGCTTGCATTATGCGCAGAAGACTGAGTTCAGGTTGCTGGGTAAGATTTTCGCGGAAAGTCTTCCACCCGAATATCCATATGAAGTACCGGGTGTAGATCGGAACATCAAGGCATCTGACTTTGATGGCCGGGTAGACATTATTCCAGTCTCGGATCCTAACATTTTCTCAATGGCGCAACGGGTGACATTGGCGCAGACTGAGCTTCAGTTAGCGCAGTCTAATCCGGAGATGCACAACCTATATGAAGCATACAAAAGAATGTATGCCGCTTTGGAAGTGCAGAACATTGAAGAAATTTTACCGCCGCCACAGGAGCCACAACCTACTGATCCAAGTATTGAGAATGCTCGAGGTTTGGGCGGTCAGCTATTGCAGGCATTCCCTGGTCAGGATCATGACGCTCACATAACGGTACATCTTGGGTTTATGCAGTTACCGATTGTGCAGGCATCACCTCAAGTACTGGGTGTTTTTGTTTCACATCTGATGGAGCACATTGCCTTGAAAGCACGAGATCAGGTAGAGCAAGAGGTTCAGATGTTGCAGGCCGAGGCGCAACAGGCGATGCTTGCGGCGCAAGTCGGCGCGGTGGATCCGATGATGGCACAGCAGCAGATGCAGGCGGCACAAACCACTCCTGAACAGATTGAGGCGCGGGTTGCTCAGATTGAAGCTGAACTAACGCAGCAAGTTTTAGGTGCACTAACACCACCACAACAAGAAGATCCGCTTGTAGCAATTAGGCAACAAGAGCTTGCTATAAAAGCCGCAGATACCGAGCGTAGAGCGCAGAACGATCAGGCGCGACTAAATGTAGAACAGAGAAAGTTGCAGGCGAGAGCTGCAACGGATGCTGCTCGCATTGAAAGTCAAGAAGAAATCGCTGACGAAAGGGCTGATGTAAACAGGGAACGCATCAGAGTTCAGCGAGAGTTGGCGATGCGTAAGGGTTAATGATAGCAGAAACGCTGGCTGGTATAGCGTTATTTAAAAGTGCTGTAGATGGAATAAAATCTGCTATTGGCACTGCTAATGACGTATCTGAAATTGCCGGATATATTGACAATCTGTTTGAAGGTGAAAAACAGGTTCAGAAGAAACGAAGCGCTAAGTCAGGCGTAGGCGTAGCGGATCAGTTTGGCGTAAAATCTGTAGCTTCTGAAATCATAGACGCCAAAATCGCTAAAGAGCAGATGCAAGAAATTGCTCAGATGGTTGACTTACGGTTTGGGCATGGAACTTGGCGTTCAATTGTGGAAGAGCGTGCTAGACGTATACAAGCTGCCAAGGAGGCCGCAGCCTTAGAGCGGCGGCGCAAGATCGAAGAAGCTCGTCAGTTTGAAGAAAATCTAAAACAGTTTTTTATGATTGCTAGCGCCGTTATTGCTGCTGCTGTGTTCTTTGTTTTTATGATAATTCTGGTGGCGAGAGCGGACACTGTTTTTGTGGAGTGCCGGTTGGCTAAATACAAGAAAGTCGATCAAGAATGGCACTGTTACTATGAGGCTGCAAATGAAACGCGCACTTCTATGATTATTGGTGAGTTTTGTCCTAGATCGTACATGTGTGAGTACGACCCAAACAGTAGTAGTGAAATAATTGAGTGGGAGTAAGATATGACTCAGAAAAAACTACAGAAGAAGTCAAAATTCGCGGAATATGATGAGGACGGTGACGGCATCGTAAGTGATGAGGAACTGTCGCATGTCAAAGAAATAAAACAGACAGAGAATGAACTGCGCAAGAATCTAGCGCAACTCAGAATGGCACGTTACACGTTAATATCAATGGGTGTGTTTACTTTGGCTATGTTCTTTATTCCTTTGGACAGGGTTAAGGCGTTAAGCGACATAAGCAATCTGTTCTACATATCTGGGGCAGGCATTGTTGGTGCGTTTATGGGCGCCACCGCATGGATGAATCGAAAGTGACACACGCTTTTTTGCTTATTTTAGTCTTAGGTGGTAAGATACAGAGTCAGGACATGTATTTTCGTTCTGTCATAGATTGTAATTTTTATGCTGCTGAGATAACAAAAAGGTATGGGAACTACGGGCATTATAGTTCTGTACCTTCGGAACATAAGGCTACGGCTTACTGTAAGCCGGTGATGGTTCCTGAAAGTAAGGAGTTGTATTAATGATACAGGCATTGATAGGGCCTATTGCTAATCTTGCCGGCACATGGCTTGAGGGCAAAGTCGAGACTAAAAAGGCAGAGACCGGAGCAAAAGTTGCTAAAGCCAAGGCTGAAGCGGTCATTATGGAGAAGAAAGCCACCGGAGAGATCGACTGGGATCTTAAAATGGCCGATGCTTCAGCATCCTCGTGGAAAGACGAATGGCTTACAATTTTGTTTTCGGTGCCGCTTATCCTAGCATTTTGTGGAGATTGGGGCAGACAGATCGTAGAAGACGGATTTATTGCATTACAGGCGATGCCGGAGTACTATAGGTATACACTAGGAATTATTGTAAGTGCCAGCTTTGGCACACGGGCGGCGTCTAAGTTCTTCGGAAAGGCTAAATAATGTTTCCTTTATTCGGTGGCATTGGTGGGATGGCAAGCCCTTTTGGTTATAGTATGAACCCGATGATGTCACAACTTGGTATGTTAGCAATGATGCGTCAGCGCATGGAACAGGGTGGTGCACAACAGCAACCTAGTTTTGAACAGCAGCCGGCGGCTCCCGTAGAAGCTCTTGATCCGAACTCACTTACACCAGGAATGGATCAGATGTCTCCTGATCCACAACCTTTGTCGGACATATCTTCTAATGGACAACAACGGATGGTAGTTAACGGCACTTTAAATCTTAGTCCTGAAAAGAGCGGAATAGCTACGTTGAATCCAATTTCAGCAGAGCCACTACCTTCACCAGGTTTTATAACTCCAAGACCTGGCGGTAATAATTTATTACAGGCATTCCCTGCGGTTGAACCATATCCTCTTATTTCTGGAACACTTAGACAAAACTTGAATCGTGGTTAGGAGAATAAAATGCCTTTTAAAGATTACAGTGCTAAACAAAAGAAACTAGCGCGTGTAGCAGCGCCGCGTGATGCAATAACAGGTGAAGATTTTAAGGAATTAAGGAAAGCAGGTGGTGGTATGGTTAAGTTTCAAGATGGTGGCGATGTGGATACAAGAATCATTGAACTAGAGGAGATGCTTTCTGCTGCGATGGAAGCTGGGAATAATGATCTAGTTGAAGAGTTAAAGTCTGACTTGTTTAAAGAACGCGGCTATAAGGATGGCGGCAGAGTTAAGGGCTACCGTTATGGTATGAGTGTAAGCTCCGATGGCATGGGTCGAGGATGCGGCTCTGCTGTGAAGGGCAAAAAGTTTAGTGGGACGTTCTAATGCCTACCATCATGATCAGCATTTTACCGGATGGTGCTATACCGGTGGACAAGATGTCAGACGATGATGACGGTAATAATTGCCCATTACCTACTCAGGATGACGATCTAAACGCGGAAAACCGTGAGATTGCGGTAGACGAAGCAAATTATAGGGAACCGAACACCGGTTCAGCGTTTCGTTCTGATCAAGTTTGCGGCAGTTGTTCTGCGTATAATCAAACAGAAAATATGCTTGAATGCATTGGTGATGAGTCAAGAAACACTGGGTACTGTCAGATATGGAAGTTTGTGTGTGAGAGTGATAACACATGCGACAGTTGGGGTGAAGGCGGACCAATGACAAGTGATAAACAAGCAGAGTACAAAGATATTATATAATGGATGTTGCAGACTTCTCAAAATACATATATAAATTGTTAAGAGAGCGAGAAGATCAGATCGCTCTTATGTTAACAACTGGTGGTGTTCAAAACTTTGAACAGTATCAGCGGCTAGTAGGTGAGGTACAAGGACTCTCATTCGCTAGAGAAGAGATCAAGTCCTTGCTGGGGAAACATATAGAAGATGCCGAAGACATTATTAGTTCCTGACCACATTGCAAAACAACGTAACGAAGAGAAAAAAGAAAGTTCTGTTCCTTACATATCCAAAGAAGACAGGGTTCTAGACCCAAATCTTGTAAATAAGTCTTTAAAAGAACGACTACCGCAGCCTACTGGTTGGCGTCTCCTTGTTATGCCTTATCAGGGAAAAGCTAAGACAGAAGGTGGCATAATTATCCCCAACGAAGCCCGTGAACGAGAGGCGCTAGCTACCGTAGTAGCTTACGTTTTGAAGTTAGGTCCGTTGGCATACCAAGATCCTAATAAGTTTGGAGACAAGCCTGAACCATGGTGTCAGGAAGGTCAGTGGGTATGTATTGGTCGATATGCGGGGTCTAGGTTTAAGATTGAGGGAGGCGAGGTTCGCATCATTAATGATGACGAGGTGATCGCCACTATTCTTGAGCCAGAAGACGTAAAACAGGTTTGAGGAGAGTAAAATGAATCAGGTTGTTGGAAAATCAAACGAAGATCAAGAAAATGAAGATGTTGAAGTTACTCTTGAAGAGAGTTCGGACTCTGAAGGAAAAGTTGAAGTCAGTGCTTCTGAGGATTCAGGGGCTGATGGCGAAGAGCTTGATGACTATAGTAAAAGAGTTCAAAAACGTATTAAAGACCTTACGGATCGCTATCGTAAAGAAGAGCGAGATCGTGAGGAAGCTGTTCGTATCGCGCAAACCATAAAAGGTGAGAACGACAAGCTAAAAGAACGATTAAATAATTTAGACAAGGGTTATCTAAGTGAATACGGTTCACGGCTTGACTCTCAGCTAACTCAAGCAAAGTCTGCGTATCGTGACGCTCATGAGTCAGGCAATGTTGACGCTATGTGGGAGGCGCAGCAGGCTCTGTCGAAGATCGCTATTGAGCAGGAGCGTTATCGCCTAGCGAAACAACGGCAAGAAAAAGTAAAAGTACAGCAGGGTGATGGGGACGCAGTACAGCGTGCTCAACAACCTGTTCAGCAAGCACAACCAGTTGCACAACCTGATCCAAAAGCGAAGGGTTGGGCAGAAAAAAATGAGTGGTTTGGTCAGGACGAAGTCATGACTTATGCTGCATTTGGTATTCATCGCAGGCTTGTAGAAGAAGAAGGGTTTGACCCGAAGAGCGATGAGTACTATGATGAAATAGATCGGCGTATGAAATCAGAGTTTCCAACTCGGTTTTCTGGTCGTAAGAACGGAGGAAGTAACAGAGTCGCCTCTGCTGATACTTCCGCTTCCCGCAGTACAAAACAGGGGCGCAGGTCGGTCAAGTTGACACCATCACAGGTAGCTATTGCTAAAAAACTTGGCGTTCCTCTTGAAGAATACGCTAAGTACGTTAAGGAGTAGAAAAATGAGTGATAGAGCATCAAGATCGACCGAAACACGCGAAAAGACAGCGCGCAGAAAGCCTTGGGCACCGCCCAGCCGACTAGAGGCACCCGCTCCACCCGATGGATATACACATCGTTGGATCCGGACATCTCTCAGAGGTGATGATGACAAAATGAACGTCCACTCTAAACTTAGAGAGGGATGGGAACCAGTCAGAGCCGATGAGTACCCTGGATTTGATTATGCGGTTATTGATGAGGGTCAACATGCTGGTGTAATTGGTAACGGTGGGTTAATGCTAGCCCGAATACCTGAAGAGACAGCGCAGGAAAGAACCGAACACTACCGGGGCCGGACCCGCGAACAAATGACGGCTGTAGATCAGGATCTTATGAAGGAACAACATCCTTCCATGCCTATCAGTAATGAGAGGCAAAGTCGTGTAACTTTCGGAGGCCGCACACGCGACTCCGACTAACTTTAGAGGATTGCTATCATGGCAAATACTAACGGTGCATTCGGACTTCGTCCGATTGGTGTAGTCGGTCAGGCTGCAAACACCACTGGTATGACCGAATATCGTATCGCCTCTGGAAACACAAACGCGATTTACCAAGGATCCCCTGTTATCCCGTTGGCAACTGGCTTTATTGACATTGTTGGCGCGGCGGCTGGTGGAACGGTAGGTCTTGTCGGTGTTTTTGGAGGTTGTGAATACGTTTCGTCTACCACTGGTGAAACAGTTTTCTCAAACTACTGGCCTGGTTCTGGCGCGGACTCAGATTTCCCTGTCAAAGCCTTCGTTTATGATAACCCAATGCAGACATTTGTAATCTGTTCAGATGCTTCACTTACTAGCGAAGCGGCTGCACGGGCGCATGTGTTTGCTAACGCAAACTTTGCAACGGCTACTTCTGGTTCAACAACCACCGGTATCTCATCTGCTAAGTTGGGTGTCAGCACAATCGCTACCACTGCTGCCTTGCAGCTTCGTATTATCGGCATTCAGGATGATCCGGAGAATCAAGACTTTACGGCAGCTGGTATTGGTCTAATCGTTCGATTGAATAACAGCTTTAATTCCGCCAATGGCGCGATTGTTGCTGGTACTCCTTCGACAACCGGCGTATAAGGAGGCACAGTAATGGCTATTTCTCGCGCACAACTGGCGAAAGAGCTGGAGCCGGGCCTCAATGCCTTGTTTGGCATGGAGTACAACCGGTACGAAAATCAGCACGCCGAAATCTTTGATACTGAGTCCTCAGATCGAGCATTTGAGGAGGAAGTTATGCTTTCCGGGTTTGGCGCCGCTCCGACTAAGTCGGAAGGTTCCGCCGTCAATTTTGACGATGCCAACGAAGCATATACTGCTCGGTATAACCACGAAACCATCGCTCTGGCGTTTTCGATCACAGAAGAAGCCGTTGAAGATAATCTTTATGATCGTCTTTCATCTCGCTACACTCGTGCTCTTGCCCGTTCAATGGCTCACACAAAGCAAGTTAAAGCTGCCAGCATTCTGAACAATGCGTTTACTGCTGGTGCATTTGCTGGTGGTGACGGTGTGGCACTTTGTGACGCATCACACCCTCTGACAAATGGTAGCACATTTGCTAACGAGCCAGGCACAGCCGCTGATTTGAACGAAACATCTCTTGAAGATGCTTTGATCAGCATTGCTGGATTCGTTGATGAGCGTGGCCTGAAAGTCGCACTACGCGGTCTAAAACTGGTGATTCCTCGCCAGTTGCAGTTCGTTGCAGAGCGTCTGATGGTATCAAACCTGCGTGTTGGTACTGCTGACAATGATGTCAACGCACTTCGGTCAATGGGGATGCTTCCTGACGGCTACGCCGTTAACGACTTCCTTACAGATCCAGATGCGTTCTTCGTTCTCACAGATGCTCCTCGTGGTTTCATCCACTTTGAGCGTGTTCCACTGTCTACACAGATGGAAGCAGACTTCGACACAGGCAACATGCGGTTTAAGGCCCGTGAGCGTTACAGCTTCGGTTTCTCAGACCCACGTTGTGTGTTCGGATCACCCGGCGCATAAGAATCCTAGTCCTCCATACTGGGTTAAAGGGCGGCTTTTCAGTCGCCCTTTTATTTGTTATATTGTAAGCGTGTAAAAATCTCCCTAAACTTGAAGCCGTATTAATTGCGGCTTCTTTTT